CTTGAGCAGAATAATCAACACCTCCATTAAGAGTATATGAGACATTACCAATTGCACTGAATATAATATCCTGTGCTTCTTGACCCCATAAACCTGCTGATGTTGTAACAGGCGTAAATCCTGAAGAGAATGCTGTTGCTCTTGGCGTAGTTCGCCAATAAGAATCCGTGGCGCTTGATGGATTTCCTCCAGCAAATACTTGAGATGAGTAATCTGCAAGATACTGCTCATACCAAATCTTTTGTGGAGAATTGACTGCAGAAACTGCGTCAAGTGCTTTCGACAAACTTACGTGCTTCTCAAGAATTGTTCCTTGATTGCCAGTAATTGTTCCAAGATCATCAACAATCGCAATATGCATTGCGTCATTTTTACCAGAACGATCTAATGAATGCTTGTTGGTTGTTGGTTTTGGTGCAATAGATCTCCAGAAAATAATGGAGTTGGTTAGACCTAAAGTTTGCTGGTCGTACCAATCAACAACAGAACTTGGTGTGTAAGGAGTTGCTGAAGAAATTCCAGTATTGACGCCAGAGTTATTAACAAAATAAAGTGCATCTGACGTATCGTATGATGCAAATGTATTATTTTGTGCGTAATCAATTGGATACGTGGTTCCTGCAGAAGAAACTCTTGCAAGAACTTTAACGGAAATAGTGCTGCTTCCGTTTACTGCATCTGTTGTTACTCCAGTGATAATACCTTTTAGGTATCCATCAAAAACAGAAGTAGATCCAGTTCCTGGAATGACTACATTATTGATTGCAGAAGTAACACCATATCCAATTTGAGCTCCAGCAGCACTCAAATTAGTTGTGTTGATACCGATAATTTGATCTGCTAAATCATCAATAAAACAAACTTTCAGACTATTTGCCCAACTTCCTGGGTTCTTAGCCGAGAATGTAAAATTATTTCCGTCCGAATGATTATTGATATAATCATCATAGTTGTCAATTTTTAGAGAAGTTGTGTACGCAACTCCAACGCCAGCATTTGCGTTGTTAAGGGTTGCGCCACTAGTTCTTACAACTTTAAGAACACCACCATAGGATAAGTAGGATGAAGCACTCATCCAATACTCATACTGGGCATCTGTTGATAGTGGTTTTCCAAAAGTTTCAATCAGTTGTTGCTCAGTTTGGATATCAATTGGGAAGTCAACGGGTCCAATTGAGAAAGGTCCAGCAATTGCACCAATATTATCTAAGGCATTATCAGCTCTTCCTACTGTTAAATCAACCTCTCTGACGAGTACGCCTGGAGATAATTGAGGAGTCGCCATGTTTTTCTCCGTGAAGTCTCAGTTTATCTAAAAAATATTTATTAAAAATATACTTTTCATAGGGGAAACATGGCGTGAATATCTACCAATCAGGATATTCCCATTTATCTAAAACTTTACTTACCATTCTATTTGCCACTACTCTTTTTACAGTACACTCTTTACACTCGTATGAATAAGAAGATGCCACTGGTCCTCTACTCTTTCTTGTTCTGTAAAACCCATCTATCAAGTTTTTTATTTCTCCACATACTCTACATTTTCTATCCATTAATAAAAGATGTCCTAATTTTATTTGTTTTTCTAGTTCCATTTATAAGTAGTCCCACATATATGAACGATCTCCATATTCGTCAACATACCACCTATCTCCTTCAGCATCAACAAAACTAGATTCATCCAAACCATCGGAAATGAATCCAAAAGGTGCCATATCTTGTTCTATTTGATTTTTTTGTTCCTCATATAATCTTTTTCTTACATCCTGATCAGTGAGTTCTTTAAAATAATCTTGCGCGACTAACCATGCATAAATTACCAAACACATTGCCAAGTCATCATTGCATCCCTCTTCAGCTTCAAATGAATTGTGTTTTTGAATAAATGTCGTTAGTTCGGAAATAATTTCATAATCATTTAAGTAAAGTTTGTCTTCCTCAATCATCGTCTTAAGGTTGAAGCATCCAACCTTTTTGACGGTTTTGGACATCTTTACTCCTAATTGAGTTTTCTTTCCAGAAAATCCTTGCCCAACAATTTGTCCTGCTCTACCTCTCATAGAACACATCAAAAGGTTTTTATATTCCAAATCATATTGAAGAATACTTGCGACCTGATCTCCAACATCATTGACTTCGCATAAAATATACGCCTCATTATAACTTTTTCCAACCTCTTCAATAATGCTGGGAAAGAGCATCGGTTTTATTTCATTGTTTCGATACTTTGCCACAACAGTGTGTGGAAATTGAGTTATATCAATTACAGTAAATGCCGAGTAATCATTACCAACACCTCTAGCAACGTCTACAGTGATAAGATAATCATGATTCTCTATTGGGTCCACATAAACATCCAACCCCGCGCTACGGGTCTTTGGGTGGTCATAGACAAGGTTTCTGAGTTTTGATGGTGCAATGAGAGTATCGACTGATCCAAGAAATTCACACTCAAATTCAACTTTGAATTGTTGTTCTGAAGTGTTTGCAATTGTCTGTGCTTTCCATTTTTCATCTCTTCCAGGAACTTCACTCCAGTGAACATCAGTGTAGACATATTCATTCTTTCCTTTCTCTGCATCGTGCCACGTTCGGTAGAAATGATTCATACCGTGAGGTGTTGATACAATAATTACTTTTGTTTTTTTACCTGACGTAATTGTGGGATAAACTGATGCAAAGAATGAATCTGCAATATGATTTGGAACGAACGCAAATTCGTCGAGAAATAAAATGTTAAAAGACATTCCTCGAACAGCAGATGCTGATGTAGATGCTGCTAATACTTTGGATCCATTCTCCAATTCTAGAGAACCTTTGTTCCATGATATAATACCTTGCTGCATCCACTTTGGAAGATTCTCATATGCAGTTTGAAATCTATCCAAAAGTTCCCTAGCAGTTGCTGCTTTGTTTGCCAGAATACCAATATTTACATTATCATTAAAGACTGCATAGTGTAATAGAAAAGATACCACAGTCGTAGACTTTCCAGTCTGTCGTGGCATTTTGCAGATATTAAATCTATTCTCATGAAATCGTCGTACAAGTTTTTCCTGGAATGCATACATTTTAAATGGCTGCAAACCATGGTCGAGAGTGACAATCTTTACATAGTTCTTTGCGAAATAAACTGGATCTTCTTTACACTTAACAAACTCAAGAATTTGGTCTTGAGTAAATTCTATTGGTGTATTTGCTTTCTTTAAAAGTGGATTACCAAGATAAACATCATTCGACATAATAAATCCTACTCACTAATTACAATTCCAACGCCTTAATGCTTTATTAATTCTGCTATCTGGATCTCTAGAAGTTTTTGCTGAAGTTAGTTTCGATTTCATACCTTTCATTCTTCTACAGAATGATTTTCTTCTATCTGCTCTCTTTCCAGATGGATTTTTTTCAGTTACTGCAGTTTGAAGTTTAGAACCAGGATTTTCGCGACGATAAGCTTTTACTGCTGCCTGACTTAATCCATCTGTTTTATCTTGACGATTGACTTTTTGCCAATCCTCATCAAATTCAACTTCTTCTCCCATTGGTTTTACATAATTTTTATTTGGTCCCGGTTTTCCAGCACTTCCACCTTGAGGACCAAAGGCTTGAATAAGAGGTTGACCGGGTTGTATTTCTGACACAGAATGATAAACTACTTTTGATCCAGGGTAAACCTTTTGCAGTTCGTCTTGAATTTCTTTTCTGGAAGGAACCTTCAATTGTGGGAAGAACATTTTTAATGAATAATAATGTGCTTTCCATTGAACAGTTACTGCAATAACATTTCCACTTTGAGATTGCATACGAGTTGCTTCTTCTATTTGAGATTTGAATCCTTTGATTGAATCTGGTTTGATAAGATCTACAATTTCTGCAAAGGTATTTCCATTCGCATCTTCAATTGTTTCTTCTGGAACACAATTTGGAACTATTTTCTTACCTTTCTTTTTCATACCAACTTGCTTGTATCCAGACCAACAATCTTCTTCCATTTCTCCCCCTTCA